AAGAGGCGTCAATATACATTACTATAGCCGGAGATACATGGGACAGCATCGCATATAAGGTATACGGCAACGAAGAATTCTGCGACAAGATCATGGACGCTAACAGAGACAGACTGGATATGTTTATATTTCCTGCAGGAATTGAATTGACAATCCCACACAGGGATACATTTACAGGATCCAATGTAAACACGGATTTTCCGGATTGGAGGAGTGTCTTAAATGGCTGAGTCAAGAAGGATAATTCCTCTCATTTATTATGACGGGAAAGAGATAGGTCTGACGGACAGGATCGAAAGCCTGGAATATACGGATAATGATCAGGGCAAGTCTGATGAGGTACAGCTCACATTTGCGGGCGGTGCCTCTCATTGGCTTCAGATGGGTACAGAGATCGAGAAAGAGCATAATCTGGAAGTGCTTATGACATTCACCCATTGGAACAGTCCGGGAAGCTTCGACAATTACCATGTGGGTAATTTTACCGTCGATGACATAAGCTTTTCGGGCCCTCCGAGCGTGGGAGTGGTAAAAGGCATATCGATTCCGGCATCATCAGGTTTTCAGACGGTCAAAAAGTCTCAGACCTGGAACAATGTATCGATAAAGCAGATTGCCATGGAGAAGATGGCAGAATACGGCATGACAGCCCTGTTTTACAACGCAGAGGAGATCATTCTCGAAGTAGTGGAACAAGCTGAACAGACGGATTCAGAGTTTTTATACGACCTCTGCAAGCAGCAGGGGCTTTTCATCAAGATTTATAAAGTCGGCTTCGTAATATTCGATAAAAAGATTTATGAGTCAAGAGGCGTGAAAACAACATTTCACCCGAAGGACATCGAATCATATACATGGAATTCTACCCTGGTCGGAACCTATACAGGAGCGACTATTGCATATACTAATACGGATGCGAAAAAGAACACTTCCGTAGCAAAAAAGGAAAAAGCGGCACAAAAGGCGGCCAACGCTCAATATAATGTCACCAATTCCTACAACGCCGGCAAGATCGAGGCGGCGGCTAACAACAAAATGATCACTGTTACGGTCGGAGAAGGACCGAGGATACTGCAGATAAATGAGCATTGCGAGAATGAGTATGAAGCAAGAGCGAAGGCGGTGGCAAAGCTTAACGAGGAAAACGAGAAAGCTGTGACCATTGAATTCACCACCATACTCAACTCCGATGCTTATTTATTTGCAACAAACAACTTCCAGATCGAAGGAATGGGCAGAATGAACGGTAAATATTTCTGCACATCCGTGACACATTCTTTTACAGGATCCGGACATCAAATGACAGTAAAGGGATACAAGATATTTAACAGACTGTAAGGAGGGGAACATGAAACAGGGCTCAGAAGTGAGAATCGGATATATATCCTCATACAATGCAGGGACAGGTAAAGCAAAAGTGTTCTATCCTGACAGACTTGGCCAGGTCACGCAGGAAATGAGCATCTTTGCACCATTTGGGATATCTCAGATACCGATGCCGGATGATCAGGTGCTTGTGCTCCATCTGTCAAACGGACAGGAAGCAGGATTGATTATCGGAAAGACAGTCGGGACAGGTGCCGCGATTGCCGCAGCAGGCGGAGACATTACCATAGCCGGGACAGCCGGGAGCATCACACTGTCCGATCTCATAAAGATAAAAAATAAGGTACTGTGAGGTGAAGGATGAAGATTGGAAACTGGGGAAGCGGACTTAAGTTCCAGACGTCCGATAGCAGGGTGCTGACATTCCAGCGCATGACGAGAAGCTTGTCGGTAAATACAAATAAGCACAAAGTTCTGGGAGGTAAAAAGCCGAGGCTTGAATTCGTGGGTCCTGATCTGCAGACTGTATCGTTTACGATGGAGCTGAACGCTCTGTTGTGCAAGCGCCCGAAAAAGGTAGAAGAAACACTTTTCCAAAGGGCTTCAAACGGAAACCACTATCCGCTTGTAATAGGCGGCCGTGTGATCCTGAAGCAGGCCATCATAACGAAGATATCATCGGCTTATGATGTTGTACTTAAAAAAGGAGAAATCTACTCAATGAAGATAGATGTGACCATGAGTGAATACAACTAAGGAGGGGATATGCAATTCAATTTCATTTCAGAGCAGGAATCTGAAGAGATAAACGATATATTGTGGTGTCTCCGGAATTTGTTCAGCGTGCCGGAGGGCTCGATGCCACTCGCAAGAGGGCTGGGGCTTAAATGGTCAGTGCTTTCGGATGTGCCGGAAGACCTTGAAAACGATTTTGCAACAGATCTGGTCGAAAAGGTGCAGACGTTCGAACCGAGAGTCGAAGTCCTTAATGTGGAATTTACCCATGATACTGACAACGGAGCGGCTACGTGCAACGTGGAAATACATCTTGTAGATAGCGAGACAGAGGAGGAAGAGGAAAATGAGTAGTTCGAATTTGGCATCGATAGACGAATATCCTGATGTGTCGTTTATCGATAACCTCACCATGCAGACGCTGGAAGACAACATGGTCAAGTGGTTTATGGATAAGCGTAAAGAGCTTACCGGAAAGAGCATAACGCTGGGGGAAGCTGATGATCGCAGACTCATGTTAAAAGCAGGGGCTTATTACATATACCAGGCTTTTATGTGCACTGATAACGCAGGAAAAATGGGACTGCTTAAGTATGCGACAGGCAGTTATCTGGATAATCTCGGAGCTCTTAAAGGTGTATCAAGATTAAGGGCAGCAGGGGCAACCACCACTCTAAGGTATTCGCTGAGCGCGGCAAGAGAATCAGCTACAGGAATACCTGCAGGCAGCAGGGCCACATCCGGAGACGGTGTGTACTTTGCAACAGATGAGTATGCGGAGATACCCGCAGGAAGCTTATATGTTGACGTGCAGGCGACCTGTGAGACACCGGGAACATCCGGAAATGTTTACGGAGTAGGTGAGATCAGTAAGATGGTCGTCGGAATACCGTTTATTAATACGGTGGAGAACATCACAAAGCCAGAGAAAGGGCGAGACATTGAAACGGATGATGAGCTAAGGGAGCGGATATACCTCGCTCCGGAAAGCTATACGTCGGCTGGCTCTAAGGGTGCCTACGAATATTACGTAAGAGAATATGATCCGACCATAAAGGATGTTTACATCACATCACCAAGCGCGAGGGTAGTGGAGATCAGATGTATCCTGGCTGACGGAGCCATACCTGAAACTGAGTACATCAATGGTCTTACGGATTATCTCAACCAGGATGATGTGAAGATGCTTACAGATCATGTGGTGGTAGAAGCTCCTGAGACAGTGAGCTATAGCCTTAACTTTACTTACTACATTAATCAGTCCGACAGAGCAAAGGCGGAAACGATACAGGCTGCAGTAAATAAGGCAGTTGACGCTTATAAAAAATGGCAGTGCACAAAGATAGGCAGAGACATTAATCCGGATTACCTTGTGCAGCTCGTGAAGGAAGCCGGGGCTAAACGTGTGGTGATCACATCACCAGCTTTTACTATCATTCCTGTTGACTCCGTAGCGGCGATAAGTTCGCAGACTGTGACATACGGAGGGCTTGAAAATGATTAAATACGAGGACGGGGAATTTCTCGATCTGCTTCCTTCATTTTTTAAAGAAAAAGAGGACTTTGCGGCGATATCTTATGCATTCAAGATGGCTATAGCGTCGCTCATCATGGGACAGAAAGAGACAAAGCTTTATGCAGATATAGATAAGGTTCCGGAAGACATCCTGGACCTTATGGCACTGGAGAGCAAGGCTCCATACTACTCCGAGGATTTACCGATAGAGCAGAAAAGGGAACTTGTTAAAAACGCTATCCTGTGGCGTGAAAAAGCCGGAACAAAAAGCGCTGTCCAGGATCTTATCAGGACGCTTTTCGGAGTAGGCGAGGTTATTGAGTGGTATGACTTTGAAGGAGGACCGGGAACACCCGGAGAATTCGATATCATTACATCTGCTCCGCTGACACCGGAGCTTTTTTCAAAATTTACACAGATCATCGATCAGGTCAAAAACGAATCCTCCCATCTCAGGAGGATCCAGACTGCCCGCGAGATCGATGGAAATCTCTACCTCGGTACCGGAGTGATCGCATCACCTAGATATGTGATCACTCAGCTGATAAGCGATCAGGTAGATATAAATGGAAATGCTCTCGGAGCTGCCGCAAATACCGGCACACCTCGAGTAATCATAATATAAAAAAGGAGGACAGACATGGAATTTAATCCATCAGTTATCACCGAAGAGGGTCAGGCGCTGATAGCAGCAGCTCTGGCCGGAGACATTAACATCGTGTTCACGAAGATCGTGACGGGTGACGGGATACATACCCCGGATGAAGATCTTTCAAAACTCACAGAACTCACAAGTCCGAAGCAGGAGTTTCCTCTGACTGCGAAAGAAATTTTAAACAGCAGCACAATCCACCTGAAGTACATCGTTTCGAATGTAAATCCGGACGGCACACCGCTTACGGTAGGCTATTATATCCGGGAACTGGGGCTCTATGCGAAATCAGACCAGGAAGGGGCAGAAGAGATACTTTATGCTGTGGCTACAGCGGTGGATGGATCAGCTGACTGGCTTCCGCCTTACAACGAGTTGCAACCGTCCACTATCACGATGGACTGGTATACGGCTGTAGGAAATGCGGCCAGCGTTACTTTGGAGACGCCAAACAGGACATACATTTACGATGACAGTACTACAGACAAGTACGTCATCGGCATAAACAACGGACTTTTATATTACGAGGAGGTTAATGAATGAGCAGAGTATATATAGCAGACAAGGAGACATTAGACCAGGTAAATACAAAGGTCTCGGCAATCCTTGCCATTGAGCAGGATGAGGACGTTTATGGATTTATTGATCACATGGATGTGCTTTCACCTGATAACGGAATTGAATACATCGGTCTCAATAAGAACTTTAGTCCTTTATCAGTAACCATGGGCGGGGGTTTTTCTTTAGGCGACTGGGCTAATTTCCCTCTCCTTGTTAATAACAAGCCTTACATGGTAAAGAGTGATGGAAATGCAGATTATCAGCTCTCGGAAACCGACTACACAAAGAAAGCAGACGGAGAAACAGCTTCCGATGTAGCGAATGCATCCTATGACGGAGGCGCTTTCTCGTGGCTGCAGAAGATCTACAAGAAGGAATACATAATCGGTTCTGACAGATACGTTAAGTTTTCGCTGACTCCAAGAGATGGATACAAAGCAGTCGGATTTATCGATGATGGCAACAGAGAGCTTGAAGGTGTTTGGATCCCGATGTTCTACGGATACATAGATGGCAATTCGAAGATGCATAGCATTTCCGGAACACAGCCGGCACATACTAATCAGACATCAGCGGAAAAGACAGCCATTGATAACTTTGGCTCCCGTGCGAAGTTCTTCGGAGGTCCTATCGTTGAGACTATTCAGGATCTTCTCATCCTTTGGGGCAAAACAAGAGATGTCCAGGCTAAATACGGATATGGAAACTGTGAAGGTTATGATGAAACGATTCCTACTACAAAGGGAGTAAAAGCTAATGCTGTAGTTGGCGGCGGCCAGTTCTATGGAACAGATGACCGTAAGAGCCTTAATAAGATACTGCATTCGCTGGTTTTGGGCTCTTACAACATATGGCAGAGAGATCCGTACACAGTATGTGTAAACGGAAGAGTTAAAGTGTCAAAGAATTACGCATATGACCTTACTGGAGCTGCATATACAGATACCGGAGTTCAGTATCCGAACTCCGACGGAGGATATCCTCATAAATATGCTTCGATTGATGGATTTGGAGCAGTGCCGGTTTATCCGTTCAAGGGGTCTACTGCCACAGGTGGCTGCGACAGACTATGGGTAAACCACACGATCACGGCGGTCGCCCTTCGGTTCGGCAGTTGCGACAACGGTCTGAATGTTGGCCCGCGTGCCCTCGATCTGAGCAACGTTGCCACGAATGCCAACTGGCGCATCGGCGCCTCCGTACTTCTGCTTCCACCTGTTGGTGCGTCCCCGGACGCAGCATAAGGGGGACCGGGGGTCTTCCCCCGGAAAGCTTCCGGCATAAATTAATTAAAAAATTAAATAATAACAGGGGATAAAACCTGCGACACCTCGGGCGGTCGCCCTTCGGTTCGGCAATTGCAACAACGGTCTGAATGATGGCCCGCGTGCCCTCAATCTGAACAACGTTGCCACGAATGCCAACTGGAACATCGGCGCCTCCGTACTCTACTCATACTGGACGAATGACGCAAATGCAGGTTTTAGACCTACACCACTGACGGTTGAGACACCGTTTATCCGCTATTAATAGTTTGGGGAGTGAAAATTAGTCCGATACAGGACAGACCGTAAAGCGGTCGCACCTGCGGTCTGTAGGAGATAGAAGAAAAAATATCTTATAGGAGTAAAGTTAATGCGTCGTAATGATATAAAGATTTCAGGTGATGAACAAGGCGTAAAACAATACAAATATCTGTATCAACGAATGCTTGACAGAAATGTCATAGAGAAAGCTTACCGGAAGTTAAGAAAAGGAAAAACCAAAAGAAAAGAGATCCAATATATAGACGCTCATTTTGACGATGAAGTCGAGAAGATGCGTCTTATGATTTTAAACACTAAGCCGGTTCC